ATATCAAAACCATCTTTGTCAATGTGGCTCACATTTAATTGTGTTGCAGATGTTTGTGTTGCATTGTTCCAAAGAAGATATGTATTACCAGGATCACCTGATGTAGAAGTTGTATTTGCTTTATAGTCATAAAAGTTAGATGATCCACCGTCTGCTCCTGTTGGTCCCGTCGCTCCTGTGGCTCCAGTAGGTCCTGTCGCTCCTGTTACACCAATTGGTCCTGTTGAGCCTGTGGCTCCTGTGGGACCTGTATCTCCTGTAACACCAATAGGACCTGTAGATCCTGTAGATCCAACTGGGCCTGTTACGCCAGTTGCTCCTGTGTCACCAGTGACTCCTTGTGGACCAGTAGAACCTGTTGCACCAACGGGTCCTGTAACTCCTGTAGCACCTGCTGGACCTGTTGGTCCAATATCTCCAGTTACACCAGTAGGACCAGTTGGACCAGTATCACCAGTAACACCTATTGGCCCTGTTGGGCCAGTATCGCCAGTTACACCAGTTGGTCCAGTTGCTCCAGTGTCTCCTGTAACACCTTGAGGGCCAGTTACACCAGTAACTCCAGTAGGTCCTGTTGGACCAACATCTCCAGTTACTCCTGTAGGACCTGTAGGGCCAGTCTGTCCAATTGGACCTGTGACTCCTGTAGGGCCAACATCGCCTGTGACTCCTTGTGGACCAGTGCTTCCTGTGGCTCCAACTGGGCCAGTAGATCCTGTAGGTCCTGTGTTACCAGTTACTCCAACGGGTCCTGTGGCACCTGTCGCTCCTGTAGGACCAGCAATACCAACTGCACCTGCTAAGTTTACTTCCCATGAAGCATATGTGCCAGTACCTGTAAATGAAGTTACTGTAAAAGTTAAAATTCCTGTGATTTGTGAATATGCAGTTACATCACCAATCATTAAATTGCTTGAATCAAATGCAACTACAACTGTCTGCCCAATTGAGTAATCTACATTTGTATCAACAAGTGTAAATGTCTTTGAACCAGAACCAATTGCTACGCTACTTAGAGATGTTGTTGCATATGTATCTCCGTCTGCTCCTGAGACTCCAGTTGCTCCTGTTGGTCCCGTTTGACCAGTGGCTCCTATTGGGCCTGTGCTTCCTACAGGACCTGTTGCTCCTGTTAATCCTTGTGGTCCAGTTGGACCTGTGCTTCCTACGGGTCCTGTAACACCTGTTGGTCCTACATCACCTGTAACTCCTTGAGGACCTGTAGCACCTGTTGATCCAGTTTGACCAACTGGTCCTGTGGATCCTGATGCACCTGACGGTCCAGTAACACCTGTTGCTCCTGTTGAACCAGTAGCACCTGTACTTCCTGTAGGTCCTGTTGAGCCAGTGGCTCCAGTTGGACCAACGGCTCCTTGTGAACCAGGTGAAGTAACTGTAACAATGTTATTGACTTCATCAACGGTAACTACATTGCTTATGGCTGTAACATTAACATTAGGCATTGAGTGTCACCTGATCTCTTACTGTTACGCTGCCCTGCATTAGTCTGGTGACAACGCCACCACTATCTATTTCTAAATCATAAACATAAAATCCACCATCAATAGCAGCAGTCTGTGCTGTTGTAGCAGTCAAATTAAGTGTGCCAGTCAAAGGTGTAATTACAATTCCTGAACTTGGAGAAGAAAGAGTCAACACAGCATTATCAGCACCAAACTTAGGACGCACTTGCATACGAGCAGTGTATCCAGTTAGGTTAAATGGAGTTCCGTTATTGTTATCATAGACAACTTGTAGTGTCCATTGGGCACCCTGATCCATTGTGATATTGTATATGCCTGCGATTGCCATGTTATTCTTTCTCCGTAGCCCAGATTAAAAATCCGCCAAGTGCGATGAAACTAATAGGAGGAAAGATCAAAAATAAGCCATATGCTGCTAGTCCTACGCCAATTACTTCAGTTGTTAATGACCAGTCTATGTTTGGCTTCTTTGTTTTCATGTTTCTCCTTATAGTGAATAGTATCTTGCTACAGGCTTTGTTGGTACTGGCACTGTGGCACGATCATAAGAAAAGATTGCTGCTACGCAAGCGTCAATCTTCTTTTTGCTGTTTGCTTTTTGAATCATGAGTCCTCTTGATGATGTTTTCGTCATAGAGTTTGCTACATGTCTGTTTAATGCTTCATGTCCTGAATGAGTAAATGAGTTATTCATAACTGCCTCGTAAAATTTAGCAGTGGCTGGTACCATTCGTTCTGCAGAGTTTGGATAAGACACAACTGGCATTCCCTCTTCATCAAATAGCATAAAAGTTCTAGAATATCTGGCAGGATCAAAGACTACTTCACGAATGCTGTAATCTGGGTTTCTGTATGCCTCTATTATAGCAGATTCTACCTCAGCAACTGGAATGAACCAGTTCTGATCTGCATCATCTGGTCTTTCCCAAATCGCTAAGATATCTAAGTGAGGCTTTTCTCCACCAAGATACCATGCAACAATTGCTGTTGAGTCTCCATTAAAGGATCCGTCAAAGCCTAAGATAACATCTTCGCCAGGAATTTGTTCTCTGTCTTTAACAGTTAGTGCATCCCAGGCATCAGTTGGTATCCAAGTCTGAGCAGAGTCAGTCCATAGATTAAGTCTTTTAGTTTTAAATTCAGCCTCTGGAGTCAAGAGCGAAGCAGATTTCATATCATCAGCAGATAGGATATCGCCATAAGAAGGATTGGCTAAACGCCAGTTGTCTTCATCCTTATAGTTAAGTTTTTCATCGCCCTGATACCATGCGAAAAAGAAGGAAGGATCTTCTACTTCTCCTTTAGAGAGTTGTACTCCTCTTTGGTACATTTGGAAACAGAGGGATTCTTTACCTGATGAGTCATACTTCGTTCCAGCAGTGGTAATTGCTACAAGCATTGGCTCTAAACGAGCACCCATAGAAAGCGACATTGTGTCGTATAGTTCTCTATTTGGCTGTGAGTGCAACTCGTCAAATGCCACAAATGTAGAGTTTAGACCTTCTTTCGTGAACGCTTCTGACGAAAGGGCTCTGTATACTGTACCTGTGCTAGGGTTATATATAACATCTCTGAATGTTTGTAATACCTCTGAGAGTTCTGGTTCTAGTTCAACCATTCTCTTTACCGTTTTAAAAATAATCTTAGCCTGCTCTTTATCTGCAGCACAAGAATAAATCTGACCACCGTTTACGCCAAGCAATAACTGCTCAAGCACAAGTGTGGAAAGAAGAGCAGACTTGCCTGCTTTACGAGGAATCCCAATCAAAGCACGACGATGTTTTAGAAGGCCGTTCTCATCTTCAGCATATAAATTGATAAGAAGTTCTTTTTGCCATGGGCGTAAGATTAACTTCTCGCCAACATTACCAGCGATAGAGTCTTCTGTAATACGACAAAGCGTCTCAGCAAAATCAATAACATCATATCCACGGCTATTAGCCTTCTCAATATGTGAGACAGGAGACAGATATGTTGGAGGCCAATGTTCTATTTTGTTCTCCATGATTAACCCTTGAATGCCAGAGAGAGCCTGTCGTTATCAAAATCAATTTCTAAGACTTCAACTTCTATGTCATGGCCAACTGTAAATTGCTCAGGAGTCCATTTGCCCATCTTAGATTTGTGAACTAAACCAGATACTAGGCCAAGGGACACGAAGACTCCAAAATTATTAATTCCAGAAACTGTTCCTTTATATGCCAGGCCTTCTTTGAGTTTGCTAAGGTGAATCATCTTCTCTTGCTTTAGGTCAGTCTCAATAAGTGCTTTGCGAGATATTACAATGTTGCTCTTGTGTCGTTCAAATTGAATTATCTTGGCTTCTACTGTCTGGCCTACAAATGTAGTAAAGTCTGCATCTTTATTTATGTGAGATTGTGATGAAGGTAAGAATGCTCTTACTCCAATGTCAACAATCATTCCACCCTTGACGACCTTGGTGATAACACCAGTAACAACCTTTTGCTCAGAGTTCCAGATAGCCTCTACCTGATCCCATAGAGAAATTACTTCTGCTTCCTTCATGGATAGGACGAACTGTCCTTCTTCATCAAGTCTGATTATGTTGGCTTGGACCATTTGACCAATAGACAAGATATCATAAACATCAAACACTCGTTTTGCTGATATCTCCTTCATTGGAATAAACGCTTCCATCTTGGATCCTATATCAACAAGAACTCCATCACGATCAATCTGAACCACTATGCCCTTAACCATATCGCCAACTGCGTATGATCTCATGGATTCATCTATTGCTCGTAGGAAGTCTTCTGCTGTTCCTATGTCGTTAATTGCTATCTTGTTCATTGTCTGCCCCTTGGTTGATTGTGTCTTCGTCAAATACTATTTTAGCACGACGCTCTCTCTTCTCCAATAGTCTATCAATTGAAGTTGCTGCTCGTACTTCTGCTACACCTAAACGAGATCTGGAAACTGGATCAAAGCCCAGTGAAGTCAGAGCATCTGTGTATGCCTTGTTAATTGCCACATAAGCCTTTGCATCTGCAGGCTCTGTAGAAATCATATAACGGTCTCTTGCTGCTTCATTAGCATCAGCCAAATGCGATGCATTCTTGATAGCCTCAATATCACTAACAGGACTAAGCCAAGTAACAGCCACACCCCAAGCACGATTCCATAAATCTAATCCTGATTGATTAAGACTCTCAGGTGGTGTTGGTATTTCTCTAGCCATAGGCAAATGCGTAATCACATTTAGGTCTGGCAAAGGTCTTCCACCAGGGTTGCCAAGGAGTCTTTTAATCTCATTTGGCTTTGGTGGTCTTCCCGCAGTTGGTTGAGCCATTATTATATTTTTCCATTTCTACTAATTCCTTTTTCAAACATCGTTGACAAATTTGTCCCAAATGTCCAAATCTTATAATATTGCTATATTATACAGGAAGG